CCTATTCATAGTGGTCGGATTAGTGTCCTGATTGTCATACGAAAATCCCATAGAGACGGCCCCAGCAGCTGAGGTGGCACAGGTAGGGACATAAATTAGTCGAACCTTCTTCCATCGGAACTTAGAAAAGCTGAGATAGATTCCATTCAACCAAACTGTCTGTGCAGGCCATATCGCCACTCTAACAGGAGTGAAAGCTCCTGCTACACCAGTGGTAACGTCAAAGAAGGACTCTGTATTCTGAATCACTACACTACTGGGTCGCTGTGTGAATCGGGGCATTTCCCGTCGCTTCATCACCACTCCTCTATCAGGTGCGGTAACTTGCGTTCCTACAGACGAACCCTTCCGGCTCTGTTTTATTTTCTTAATCTTAGGCATATTAACTAGTAGACACTTTTGTAGTTGTTGCACCACCGATTGTGATGTATTGTATCTTAGAGTTGTCTTCGTTAAAAGATTGGTAAGGTCTTTCAGGAGGGCTTTGGTTCAATAAACCAATAACTGCGACAATGATAATAACGATAATCCACACCCCCAAAAGGGGGAATGGATCACGTTGATGAACAATGATGTAAGCCATTAGAAATGAAAATGTTGGGTGAATTCAACTTTCTCACCCACCACCGTCATTGAAACTGAAGGACCCATGTCCCGCTTAACATCACCTTCCTTGCGCACGGCAGCTTTGCTAACTTCTATGTAGCCACCCTCCTGCTGCCTTTCCTTACTATACTCTCGCTGGTCTTTCCAACTACGGACATTTTCTGTATTTTCCATCTAGACTCGATCTTAAGGTGAAATTGGTGAGTTTTCATGCCCCAGAAAACTGGAGGAGAGATACCTCCTCCTGGATCTGCTCATTAACTATCTCCATTTTTAAAGGGGAGAAGCCATTTTCCAGGGCAATTTGTTCATCAGGTAACAACCCGAACGCCAGCCAAAAGGAGTAACGTGATTCCTGAGTGGGATTGAGATCCTGAAAAGCGGCAGTCCTATTGAACTTATACTTCCAGTCATCTCTCAACTTTTGTGCCATATCAGAACCTTTCTTGGCTTCCAGATTGTAATCTGGAAACTGTTTGAAAAATTCTTTAAGAACAGGCACCCCATCATTCATACACCTTCCTCCAGTTCCAACGGCTGTAACCCATGCGTTACGCGCTGCACTACTATCAAGGTCATGCAAAGAGTGTAGATCTTTAGACATGCTCTGATGAAGGTTTCGCACCATTCGGTACTTACCATCCACTAAAACAGGTCTTGTCTGGCAAAACTCTAACCTTTCCAATACATCCACTGTAGGCTCAACCTTCATTGTAAACCCAAGTGTTGCATAGTACTCAATTAGCCCATTACGGACTTTCTCCTCATCACTGCG